AATATCATCTACAGCCATTTGAACTTCAGGCTGTTGCATCATAGTGCGATACTTCTGAACTAACTCTGCTTCAGACTTCGCAGTTCCTTCAAGATCAATGAAACTACTGACAGCACCGCCTGCAGCCGAAACGCTTACTGCGCCGTCTTCACTATTAGGCTCGGCAAAAGAACGAATATTTTTGTTCTCTTCCTGCTTTCTCTTTATCTCAAATCCAAATAATTCCATCTTTCATCCTTTAGATAAGAGAGAGGCTTAATGCCCCTCTCTCTTACTTATTCAAACTGGATTATACGTTTGTGCCAGCGTTACCAGTAACGCCACCAGAAACTTCCCACCAATCATATTGGAATGTCACGTCAAAACGTTCAATATCATCTGTAGTTGACCAGTCCATTGTGATGGCTGCTACAGTTGTTGGGAATAATCCATTAAATGTGTATTCACGTAGTGGAACACCAGTCTTAGAATACTGAATGATTTGCGCCTGAGACTTATACTCAGATGCAGCCGCAGTTGCCAACTGACGCACGTTACCTTGGTGCGAGTTGATTGCTGCCATCCAATTTTCCATTGCATTGCGGATAAGGAAGTCCTCATCGTTAATGATGGTAACAGTCCATTCAGCGAATGTTCTGTCACCTGCTAGTTTTACTTTGCGTCCGAAGTATGGAACTTCGATTGTTCCCAGAGTTGCTTCTGGGATCGCTGCCGCTTGAACCATGAATGGTGTTTTAAGGTCTGCAATTCCGTTGATCGGGTTAGTGATCTGCACTTGGAAAAGGGACGCTTTAGCACCACCGAAGGTTAATTGGCTTTTGATTTCATTAATGTTGAAAGCCATTGTGCTTATCTCCTCTTTCTACTATTTATCTTACTGACCAACGATCTCTGAGAATTCAACGCCTGTTCTAACTGCAATAAAGTTCAGTTGGATGAAGTTGATAGCACGTGCTGGCTTGATGTAAATATCGCCAACGAACTGGTTACTATCAATTACCTGACCAGTGTTATTTGTCTCATCGCAGACAACTCGGAAGTCATAGATCCCTCTACGACCCTGAACGTCACGTAGGTATGGTTCAACTAGGTTACGGAACTGCGCTCTTGTAAACTCATCGTTGAATTCGAATAGAGTAGACTTGGCTGCAATTGCGATTGCTTTCTCTAGCACAATGAACAAACGGCGCACGTTGATGCGGTCGAATGCGCTTGGCTGATTTAAGAAAGTCTTATCGCCGAATAGCAGTGTTCCTTGTCCTGCTTGTGTGATAACAGGGTTGATACCATTTTTGTAAAGCAAGTCACGCTGTGTTTTTGTTGGATTTAGTCCAAGTTTGACAACGTTCTTGATTGAACCACGGCTGTAACCTGCTGGTGAGAACCATGGGTCACGTGCATCGTCTGTTCTTGCACAAAGTCCTGCAACGTCACCGTTTAGCGGGATCCAACGATACAAGTCGTTATACTTGTCGTATTGATACTTAAGACCGCTATCAACAACTGCGTATGAAGATGCTGATAGTGTTGCAACTGCATCAACAACGTCTTGCGCTGAATATGCGCCAGTCACGTTTGGTGTTACGAATGCGATTGCGTCTTTTCTGCTTTCAGCAATGTTATCAATTACGTAGTTTGCAAGAGTAACGTTTGGTTTACCTGTAAGAATTAGAGAAACATCAATGTTCTCAGATGCTTTGAATAGGTCATAACCTATCGCAACATCGCCAATTGAAATTGTTGCTTCGCCTTCACCATCGTCACCTAGAGTAAAGTTCTCATAAGTCCAGGCGCCATCAGATGGCATTGAAGTTGATGTTCTGCGAATGTATGCTGAATTGTTTTCTAAAACTTGGTCAATGAAATTTGTCGAACCGTCATATTTCTTTTCGTTAGTGTTGGTTGTAACGTTTTCATATCTTTCTAATACTGTTCCCGCAACGCCTGTAAACTCACCATCTGCATCAATAACTACAACGTGGTAGTGGCTTGCAGAACTTGGTGCGTTATCAAACAAATCAGTGTAACCATTCTTTGATGTTACAGTTGAAGAGTAAGCCGCTGTGCCAATGTATTTATTGCCAAATGTGACTGGAACAGAAATAACAGTGCTGTTTGCAGATGACGTGCCAATTGATGTAACAGTAAGTTCTTGACCGTCTGTTAGTGTGACCGAATCACCAGCCTGTAAGTCACCAATAGCATCGGCTGCAACGCTTGAAGTGTTTCCTGAAGCCGAAATTGTTCCTGATACTGAAGATGCAGTAATGTCTAGTGTTCCAGGCAAATTACCTGTTCCAGCATATCCTGTTGCAGTGATAGTTGCAACTTGAAGACTATTACCTAGTTCACCTTCATATGCTGCCTCGTAAACTGAGCCTGCAGCCTTTACAGCACTTTCCTCTGTGCGGACAACATACAATGCATCGCTGTATGATAGGAAGTTTGCGGCAGTAAAGAACGTCTCTGCGTTTGACCAAGTTGTGTTGGCATATGGTTTACCAAAACGATTTACTAGGTCAACTTCAGAGCCGATTAGAATCGCTTCGTTGGTTGGTCCCCAACGAAACACGCCAGCGATTGCACCTTCAGTTGTTGCCACTGCCGGCACAACTGTTGTTAGGTCGATTTCGCTAACGTTAACTCCTGGACTTAATTGAAAAGCCATCTCATTTCTCCTTGTCTATTATGATTTATAGATTTCAAATCTTTGTCTGTATATTTATAAAAATCTCAACTCTACTAGTAGTTAAACCAATTTCTGAAATCACGTTCATTCATAAGTTCGGAGTCATCGTCCATCATGTTATTGAAGCCTACTGGTAGCAAACTTTCAAGCAATTCGTCTTCATTCCTCTGTTTCAACTTGTTCATTGTGTTAATATCAGTTATTTCTCTAAAGAAAGTCTGATCCGATAGCCAGCCAAATAGCACTAAGCACATTACAAGGTCATCATGACAACCAGATTCCGCTTCGTATGAGTTACCTTTACGTGAAAACGTAGACAACTCTCTTATGGTATCATAGTCGTTAATTATTACTTGGTCTTGTTCTATCAACATCTTTAACATGTTGCAGCCAATGGCTTTTACAGATTTTGTAGTTCTTATGCCTTTGTCTGTGGACTTTCCAAATCCACCAGAAATTCTCTTGCCTGCTCTTCCCGCTGATTCCGTATGCATAAGAGTTTCAACTTCAAACTCATAGTGTAGTATTTCAGATACTTGTTCACCAATATCGTTAATCTCAATTAGAGTGTATGCTTCGTTATACTCCTTCGTTGTTCGAAAGATAATTTCAGCATAGTCAATAGGGGTAATCATATTATCTCTATACACGCAGACCTGACGATAAGGCATTTTAGTTACATCTAATATCTGAAATGCAGAATAGTCTAGCCCTTTACCCCTTGATACGTCAACCACACAAACATATGTATGGTCTTCTTGTCTTCTCTCAAAGATACGAATGCCCTCTGCTTCCGCTAGAGGCTCTCGCCACACTAAAGATTTGAGTTTTGAGCCTTCAATCAAAGTTCCAGAAGAACCTAAGAATTGACACTCGAACTCTTGCGCAAACTTCTGGTAGTCATAGTCCATGGCTGCCAGCGTTTCTTCTTTCCATTTATCATCACGTCCAGGCACTTTCTGCCATGGCACTTCGATGAAGATGTATCCGTTACGACCTTCCTTGGCTCCTTCACACGTCTTGTAGAAGTGATTTAGTCCATTAGGTGTGGATGTAAAGAGGATTTTAGTGGTATTACCAGATGAAATGGTCGGAAATACTGAAGCGAAAAACTCATCCCAGTTCTCGACAAAGGCTGTTTCGTCAATGTAAAGAAATGAGATAGACTTACCACGAATAGCACTAGAAGAAGTAGCACCTGCAATAATCTTACATCCATTTTCAAATTCAACTGAGCCTTTGTTCCACTCAATAACACCTTGTTGCATCCACTTTGGGAGTGCTTCATAAGCAATCTTAATCCTGTCTAAAATCTCACGGGCTGCGTCACCCTTGTTTGCGAGTAGGGCAACAGTCTTATGGTCATTGAAAAGAACATAGTGTAGAATGACTGCTACCGCTGTTGTTGTCTTACCAGCCTGTCTTGACGTGTTAACTGTCACACGTCTGTTGTGTGTGATTGCTTCTACAATCTCTTTCTGATATTCATACATGCGAATAGGAATCAATCCATGGTCGACATGCACAATCTTAATATATTTCTCTGCGAAGTAAGTTGGATCTTTTGCACACTTAAGATATTCAGCAATCATTTCCTGATCAAACTGAATTGACATGCCTTTACGCTTAATATTCGTATTGCCATTGTAACCCTTGATTTGGGTTTCGTCAATCATTGTCATTTCGCATATCTTTTAGTAGTTGCTGAAGTTCTGCCGTAGAGCCAACGAATAGGTTATTGTTTGTAACTTTCTTCTCTTCTTCTGGCTCTTGCGCTTTTGCTTTCTTCTCGCCCATTGCCACTAAGTCTTTGTTAGCGTCAACAAGCGTCTTCATAAGTGTAGACACGACTTCATAAGCACGTGGATGCTCCGAAGCCTTTGCTACGTGTAGCATATCCTCAAGTGCTTCAGTGCCTTTTTCGATTACGTTATAGAAATTATCTCTTGCGTATTGAAAGTCTTTTTCTGGTTGGTCACTCTTATCAATGTCTTTCAAACTCTTTGTTTCAATAACTTCTACGACTTCGCCAGCGAGTGGCGGTTTCATAGGTTCTAATCCAAGAGACTTACCAATTTCATCATCCATCATACATCCTCAATTTGAACAATATACGCCCAGTCATCGTCAATATTTATATCGTTGTAATTTACAGTGTTATCGATGGAATCTGTAGGTGTTCCATTTGCTGTTAAACCAGGCTGAACTGTAATCTTCTCTTCTGCTTCTGTTGCTTCAAGAGGTGAGTATACAGTTGCCTCAGCAAATTTAATCACTTTACGGTTTGAAGTAGGACCAAAGTAGAATGCTTTCATTGTGAAGTCAAGTGTCCAAATCAATGAACGTCTTTCTTCAAAGTTGCCTTCATAGATATCTTCTTGTGTTACGCCGTTTAGAACGATTGGAATGTCTAGATATAAGTCCATATCGTCAAGTATCTTCACAGTTGGAGTATACTCAGGCTGAAAGTATGGTAGAATTTGCTCAAGAATTTTTGTGCCATCTTCATTATACTTCGTCATAATATTCAATTGGAAGTTGAGGTCATATGGCGCTGGTGTATACTGTGATGCAAGAACGTTATCTGTTGTTGCATTACCCTTAACGTATTTCTGTAGACCACCAATCTTACGCTCTGGATTGAACGTCATGCCAGTAATCTCAAATGACATGCGTGGTAGAGTAATCGCAGGTGAACGTAAGTCTTCGTCTGCTTCAAGTCTAGCAAGTAGTTTCTGCATAGGTGCGTAGTTGATAGGCACCTTTTGAGATAGTTTTAGGGTTCCAGCATTGTCGTAACGGCGAATGATAATATCGTTAAACAGTGTTCCAAACACTGCAACGTATCTACGTGTTGTTTCGTT